GTGCTGGTGTAATTTTAAACTCAAGCTTGAACTATATTAAGATTGTTCCAATGCTTAATGCTTTGGCGACATCTCAAACTATTAGAGTAACTGGATGGAGCAAAGCTATTGTTGGTACAACAACATATTATGTTCCTCAGCTTTTGTTTTATGGTTCTATTACTGCCTTAAACACAACAGCCACAGCCCTTACACTTAACTCTGTTACTTTGCTACCCGCAGCCACAATTACCAAGACACAAGGTGATGCTAAAATCTATAACTCAACAAGCATCAATTCAACTTCCTTAATTCTTGTCGATACGCTTGGTTGTGAGTTTGTTGAAGTAGAGTATTTTGCAACTGGTGGTGGTTCTGGTACTGGTGGTAATATTTTCTACGGAGCAATCTAATGCATCGCTTCAGGTCTTGGACACTAGATCCACCTGAATGGAGAACGCAGAGGAATCGTGGTCTTCCCATTGAAGGTGGGGATGGTTCTACGCTCACGCTTGATTTTACCACTGGTATCCTTGATCCGCGCCTTTCATTTACCCGAGGGACCAACGCGACCTTTATCAACTCGCAGGGGTTGGTGCAATGGGCTGATGCGAACATGGTAACAGGAAGTGAATTATGTAATCCTGCTCTATATGGATGGAATTCTCAACAAAGTCCTGGGTATCTCTTTGATACATCGGTGAACGATCCATTTGGAAATCCGGGTGTTCCGCGCCTTACTTCCAATGCAACTCTTGGAAGTTCTGCCGTCACCAGTTCGTCATTTGCGGTATCCGCTGGTTTTACATATACGCTTACTTTTTGGGTTCGCGCTGGAACTTCGACAACATTCCTAGTTGGTATCTATGACGCTACTGCTGGGGCATTTACTCCAGCAAGTGGAACGATTTTGAGCGGCCCCGGAAATATCAGCGGAACTGGTGCTATTGCGCTGACGAATCTGACGAGCGCGTGGACAAAGGTTCGTGTTTACTTTACTCCAGCAAACACCGCCGCAAGTCGCGCAATCTCGTTCTATCCGCAAGCGGCGGCTTCTGGAGGACAGTCAAATTACCTTTGGGGAATCCAGTTCAACATTGGACAAACCCCGAATCCGACATACTTCAAGACTGTGGCGACCGCCTACTATGCCCCACGCTTCGACCACGATCCGATCACGCGCGCACCAAGGGGGCTGCTCATTGAAGGAGAGGTAGTCAATTTAGCTGCACTTGGAACCGGAAGCAACAGCAATACTACTTTTAGTATCTACAATACTGGAGCAAGTCCCAATTTTGAAACAGTTACATTAGTTTCAGGAATTGATGGAATCTCCAACTCAGCGGCGCGGTTTACGCTATCTGCTGCTGGATTCCTTGATGGCAGATATCAGAATGTCCCAAACGCTCTATCAACTTTTAGTGTGACTAATGGAGCAGTATATACCGCTTCATTCTATTACAAAGCAACGAGAAGTGGTTCGCCATTATCTTTCAATACAAGATTGACACATAGCGGAGGTACAATTCAGACACCAACTTCGTCCATAGACCTTCCCGGTCCTAATGGATTTACGAGAAGAGTTGTTACATTTACAGCAGCCGCTTCCGTATATGGTGTCGTTTGGATTTACGGCGGTGGATTTCAGGCTGGAGATACATTTGATATAACCGCTATTCAGGTTGAAGCGGGATCAAGCGCAACCTCCTACATTCCCGTTGGATCAACCGCTGGTACACGAACACAAGATACGGCAACTATGGCAGTCACAGCCGCGCAACTTGGATTTGATGGCTACCGCTACACAATGCTCGTTCGTGGGCGTCAAACCAAGAACGCAGCAGCAAGTTCATTTGCAAGAACCGTGCGTTTACATGATGCGTCAACAGAACAAATTGGACTTCCCGTAAGTAACAATACGCTATATGGAACTTCACGCAACACATCCAATGTGGCGATTTCGGAGGTATCTGTAGCAAACACACTCAATCAAGATTTTCGTTTTGCGTGGGCACTTGATGCTGACCTTACAACAAACACGATGCTTGGCTCATTGAACCAATCACCCCTCTCTGCTAACCGAGCCGCGATTGGTCCGATGGGAAACATGACTACGCTTGCGTTCAATACGAATTCGGCTCCAGCATCCAATTACGCAAGCATGACCATCCGAGATATAAAGTTTTGGCCCCGTCAAATGACCGCATCTGAACTCAATGCACTAACCAGATAATTGACTACATGCTTTGCACTAATATGAAAGCACAGATTGTTTTACTAGAAAGATACTTATGGATTATATGTTAAGAACAAACACAAAAGAAGAAATGGAACAAGCTTTATTGTCCGCTTCTTTGCTGACAATCCAAACAATAGATGAACAAGAAGTTAAACTTCCTGTTTCTGGGCTTTATGTAGATTACATTGGACCTATTACTAAAGTTGGTCAATATGATGAAAATGGTCAAGAGATTGTAGCTCCAACTACAGACTCTAGATTTCATGTCAACATTAGAGTAGCTTTTGAATTAACTCAAGAACAGCTTGCTACTCTTCCACAGGTCGATCCGCCTCCCGCAATTCCCTATAGAGTATTTGCATAATGAATCTAAACAGCAGACTACAGCAACAGGCTTTGTTGAATAAGAAGTTGCAGCGTTTGCTAGCTACTTCTACTCAACAAATCTCAACTCTTAAATCATCTACCGATTCTGCTGCTAAAGCTGCCGATGATGCGCTTGAGCTTGCAGATAATGCAGTTAAACCAGCGGCTTTAAATGGTAAAGCTGATTTAGTACATACTCATACGACCAGTGACATTACTGGTCTTGCTGCGGTAGCTACATCAGGTAACTATTCATCATTAAGTGGATATCCAAATATCAGCCGTGTAAGCAATTTTGCTGCAACCGATATTGCTCTTGCAGCTGCTAATACTTATTATAACTGTGCCACTGTATCTCTTACAGCTGGTACTTGGTTGTTGCTTGGAAGTGCAACCTTAGGTAGAACAACTACAACAGCTGGTCATTACAACCTACGAATATCAGACGGTTTAAATCACTATGCAAGCGTACAGCAATACCATGTTAGCATTGCGAACAACTTTGCTGCTTTATCTTGCAATGCAATTGTGACAGTAGCAAGTACTACTACAATGTATTTACAAGCTGCTGGTACTCTTACTAATGATGTTGCAAAAGCAACTACCCCTAACAATGCTTCTGGTGCTAACGCAACAGGATTAATAGGAATAAGGATAGCATAATGGCAAAGAAAACATACAAGTGCAACTGTGGCAAGACCACGACATGCACGGGCAAAGATGCCCAGAAAATGGTATACCCAAAGAAAGGAAAGAAATGAAGAAGCCAATGAAGAAGGCGGCTAAGAAGCCAGCCAAAAAGATGGCGGCTAAGAAGCCAGCCAAGAAAATGTATTGATTTTAAACCCTAACGAAAGACACACACTATGAATGAAGAGACTCCCGATATGATGGAACAATCCTCCGAGACTCCAGTAGTATCACAGGAACAATCTCTTACATCGACAGCAGAAGACGCTATCCTATCCCGTGAGAAGGCAGCATTTGATGCGTATGTAAGAAACCAAGGCATGGCCGTTCCTGAAAATTTCAAGGACGCTGGTGCTTGGTTTGAAAGCCTCAAGAATGCCCAGAAGGAATTTACCAAGTCACGGCAAGAGGTAGCTGATCTGAAGAAAAAGTACGAGCAGACCCCCTCTACAGCAAACCCAGTCAAGCAGGAGGCTGCTCCTACCAAGGAAGAAATCCCTGTCGTACCAGAGGTACTGAAGATTCCAGAGAAGAAGGCAGAAGAGACACCCGCGATTGAACCACAGGTTGCAACCGAGGATGATTGGAAGCAGTGGACCGTTGAGTTCGCCACCAAGAATGATCTCTCTCCTGAGACTTTGGATACGATTAAGAAGAAGACTAACCTTCCTGAGTCGATCATCAATGAATATATGATCGGCCAGAAGGCAAAGCTTGAGATTGCTTATTCTAAAGCAGCTGATCTCATCGGTGGCAAGGATCAACTTGCCAAGATGTTTGATTGGGCTAGCAAGAATCTATCTCAGGCTGAGCAGACTTCAATTAATCAGAACCTCGCTTCTCCCGCTTGGGACATTGCGCTCTATGGCTTGCAAGCTAAGTATGCTAAGGCTACTGGCACAAGCAAGACAGCAGAACCCAAGCAAACAGCAAGGGGTCAAGTACCTCTTGCTAGCACTCAGCAGAGTATTACCGCTTACCAAACTAAGCGAGAATTCAGTGCTGAGCGAAATCACCCAAAGTTCAATACTGATCCTAAGTTCCGCAATTATGTAGAACAGCGGATGATGCGAACTGACTTTACAAAACTACCCAAATAATCCGCACCTGAGACAGCGGATTGACTGAGGACAGCCTCTGGGCAAATCCCCCCGCGTGGTAATGGATGGCCCTTGGCTGGACTCACTCAAGCAAGTAGACTCCTTTAGGAACAATCGAACGATTGAGCTTTCTATTATTGTCTCAACTTTTAGTCTACTTAAATAAGGAATAAAACAAATGGCTATTAACTCAGATTTAACTGCAGCCAATTTAGTAATGCGTACTGATGTTGCTGCTGCAACATCCGGTGGAGCAGCTGGCGCAAACAAGCTTTGGCTACCACTCTGGTCTGGCGAAGTAATTAATGCTTACGATGAGTACAATGTTTTTGAGAATCTCATCACCAATAAGACACTAACTGGTGGCTTCTCTTACGAGTTCCCCGTAACTGGAACCGTTGCTCTCAAGCCATCATGGAGTGCTGGTGAAGAGCTTGGTGGCGGTGATGCTAGCAGCACCACTTTCAAGGTAAACCTTGATCCACGCCCAATGGCTGCTCACTTTGAGACTGACAATGTTGACTTGCTCGTTACTCAGTGGGATTACCGCTCTGAGCTAGCTCGTCAATCTGGTCTAACACTAGCTAACACCCGCGATAAGCAGATTATTTCTGCACTTATTGCTGCTAGCGTTGTTGCTCCACTTACTTCAGATCCTCGCGGTCTTGGCGTATCAAACTTCCCCGCTCCAGCTGTAGTTGCTACAGGTAATAATCAGGCTATTGGTGTTGAAGTTTCTGCATGCACCGAGACAATCGCTCTCAGCATTCTCCAGAATATCGAGAACTACCTCGTATTCATGCAGGAAAATAACTTCCCTGTTGAGAATGTTTATTGCGCTGTTCCACCAAAGGTCTTCCAAGTCATTCGTGGTCTAGGTATTCCAAGAGCTGGAACACAAGCTACAGCGTTTACTAATGGAACTTATGCAAATACCCCACTATTTACTGGTAGTGATGATTACAATGCTGGTATGGGAATTAATATGGGTCTAAATCAACTAACTGATACCCTTGAGTACATGGGTGTTAAGATTATCAAGACCAACCACATTCCAAAGCTTGACCATGCTGGTGCTGGTAGTGAGCTTGGTAGCTCCAAGTATAACCTAACCTGCAATGGTTTCGGTATCTTTGGAATTATCTTCCAGAGCGAGGCCATCGCTGGTCTATCTCTCATGGGCATGAAGGTTGACACCGTACAGGATGTTCGCCGCAACACCCAGTTCACCGTTGCAAGCATGATGAAGGGAACTGGTGTTCTCCGTCCAGAAATGGTTAAGCTAATCACTG